GCAACCGATAGTGGAACTGCCGCAGATTTTAGTATAACCATAGCAAATGCGAGATATACTGAAGATGTTGGTGGAGGTGCAATTCAACCTATTACTGGTTCAATTGTATGGAATCCATTTAATGGTGTAACTACTCCTGTTTCTATGGCTACTGCTCTGTTCTCACAAAGTAATTGGAATATTGGTATTGGTGGAACAGTTACAGCAGATTGATAAATACTTAAACCCAAAGAGTGCTGAGAGACCTGTGAAGGTCTCTTTTTTATTACGAAATACTAACATAAACTTCATTACAACTCCAAACCTACCTAAACAATAGTAGGTTTGGAGTTTTTTATGTGCTCTGCTATTGTTCTTTCTACTGATAAGTATAACTATCGTAAGGTTGTCCAAGAACATTATGGACTTACTGATGAGCAGATGAAGAAGCACTGCCAGTTTCACAAGTGGTCTAGAAAAAAGATCTCAAAAGGACTTGACGAAAATTGAGTAATGCTCTATACTAAATAAGTTAATGAGAAAAGTCAGTGTTTCCTGACAAACCTCATTGTCATGCATAAAAAACTTAACGGAGTATTAACTTATGACTGCTTCAGTCGCACAGCGGCAGCAAAGTAATGTTTGGGATAATTACCTTAATTGGGTAACTAGTACTGATAATAGACTATATCTTGGTCATTTTTCAGTTCTTATGATTCCCTGTTTGCTCGCCGCAACTACTTGTTTTATTCTTGCTTTTATTGCTGCACCTCCCGTCGATATTGACGGTATTAGGGAACCAGTTGCTGGTTCACTTCTTTACGGAAACAACATTATCTCTGGTGCTGTTGTTCCTTCTTCTAATGCTATCGGACTTCATTTCTACCCCATTTGGGAAGCTAATACCCTAGAAGAATGGCTATATAATGGTGGTCCTTATCAACTAGTGGTTTTCCACTTCCTTATCGGTGTCTTCTCTTACATGGGTCGTGAATGGGAACTATCATACCGACTGGGTATGCGTCCTTGGATTTTTGTTGCTTACTCAGCCCCTGTTGCCGCTGCTACTGCTGTTTTCTTGGTCTACCCCTTTGGACAAGGCTCATTCAGTGATGGTATGCCGCTTGGGATTTCTGGAACTTTTAACTACATGTTTGTATTTCAGGCAGAACACAACATTCTTATGCATCCTTTCCACATGTTGGGAGTTGCTGGTGTGTTCGGGGGTTCTCTTTTCTCTGCTATGCACGGATCTTTGGTCACTAGTTCTCTCATTCGTGAGACAACCGAAGAGGTAAGTCAGAACTATGGATACAAGTTTGGACAAGAAGAAGAAACCTACAACATTGTTGCCGCACACGGGTACTTTGGTCGTCTTATTTTCCAATATGCTTCGTTTAACAATTCTCGTAGCCTTCACTTCTTCCTTGCTGCTTGGCCTGTAGTTGGTATCTGGTTTGCTGCTCTTGGTGTTAGCACCATGGCATTCAACCTTAACGGTTTCAACTTCAACCAGTCCATTCAGGATAGTCAGGGTCATGTGATCAACACTTGGGCAGACATTCTCAACCGTGCTAACCTCGGTTTTGAGGTACTTCACGAAAGAAACGCCCACAACTTCCCTCTTGACCTTGCCGCAGCAGAAGCAACCCCAGTTGCTCTTACTGCACCCGCAATCGGTTGATAAAAACTCAATAATTTCAAGGACCCCACAAGGGTCCTTATAATTAAAGTATAAAATTTAAAAAATAAAAGACCCTTCGGAGTTTTTTTATGAATAAATAATTTATAATGTAATATTAATCAAAAAGATACAATGGCATTAGCATCCACAGAGGTTACTTCTAGTTCATATGTCCTTATTGGAAATAATGTAAATACCATTACTTTTCAATGCCAAAGTAGCACTCCTGCTGTTGTCGCTATTTCGACAATTAGTTCTGGAATAGCAACAGATACTCCTGGTTTAATTTACGATAGATTTGAAGGTGAGATGAAAAAAACTGTCACCGACTTATCTCATGATTCTGGTGCCGCATACGTTTATGCAAAAGCACTTACAGGAACTTCTAAAGTAGTTTATGAAGGTGCTTGATTATGAGTAAAAATCCATTTTTGGGTTTTGGATTTAAAAGTCCTTTCATATCTTTTTCTAGACCGATTGTTGCACCTAGTGGAATAGACTGTTCTACTTTACCTTCAGGTCAATATCTTGATTTAACTTCAGAAACAACATTTGATATTAGTAGTCAAGAAACACAAGCAAGGGGCATTTATATTAGTCCAGATGGAGATTATATGTATGTTGTTGGAGAATCTGGAGATGGCGTAGTTCAATATTCACTTTCAATTCCATACAGTATAACATCAGCATCTTTTGTTAGATTTAAATCTTTATCTTCTGAAAATTTAGCAATACAAGATGTTTTCTTTAAATCTGATGGAACAGTAATGTTTACTCTGAATGACTTTAATGATAGGGTAATTGTTTATAATCTAAGCACACCTTGGAATGTGTCAACTGCGGTTTATTCTACTTTTAGATCGTTGGGAGCAAATAACAATATACTTAATCCAAGTGGAATGACATTCAGTGCTGATGGATCATATATGTATATATTCTCAAATTATTTAAGATATATGCATAGATTTGCATTGAATACTCCTTGGAACATTTCATCCGCTACACAAACTACATCCCAATTTCCAAGTAATCAAATTGCATCTGCAGGTGCTAGTGCTGGAATAGCAATTAGTGCCGATGGAACAAGACTTATTATTACTGAAAGTAATGGTGATAGAATTTTAGAATATACACTAGATACTCCATATTCCATTACTTCAACTTCTTTTATAGGGTCATTGAGTATTGTTGCTGATACTGATTTCCCAACAGGATGTAATTGGAGCAGTGATGGTAAATATCTATATGTTGTTTCAAGTAATCCTACTGATTCAGTTCATAGATATGAAACTTGTGTTGATGGAGCATATAAGATTCTTGGTAGATCGTAATTTATAAGTAAAATATAAAAGGATAACTATGATAGGAATCCTAGAATTTTTTATCGCATTCGGCATTTTTATGGTTCTATTGTCTCTCTTGTAAACTATATTTCATATTTAATTGAAAGTGAAGAACAGTTGAACTCTGTACTTGATAAAATTAAAACTCGCACAGGTGAAATTGATTATAACAGCTATAGAAAACATACTATTAATTCAAATTTAAGTACTGTTTTTTAATCAAATAAATAGTACTTTGCTTAAGAAAATTGGATGTAAAATTAGGAGCGCATTACATTTTAGATATCTCTGAAGCCGATTCGACGTTATTAAATGATAAAGACTTTATAGTCCTTACATTAAAAAAAGCTGTTTATAAAGCAAAAGCAACTCTTTTAGAGGAAGTTTCATATCAGTTTACGCCTCAGGGGGTAACTGCAATTTGTTTACTGTCAGAATCTCATATTTCTATCCATACCTGGCCAGAACGAAAATATGCGGCTGTTGATATTTTTACTTGTGGTGAAACATGCAATCCTAAATTAGCATGTGACTTTTTAGTCGCAGAATTTAAATCTAAAAAGCACAAATTGATATTACTTGATAGAGGAATACATTGACATTTTTAATGAAATCATTTATAATTGTATTAGTCGCAAAATGGTATGAAAATTACAATTTATAGTAAAGATGATTGTCCTTGGTGTGTTAGGGCAAAGGATCTTATGGAAAATCTCAATATGGAGTATGTTGAATATGTTTTAGGGCGAGATTTTGATAGAACAGAATTTTTAAATAAGTTCGGAGAGGGGTCAACATTTCCAAGAATTTTTATAGAAGATGAGTTAATTGGTGGAGCAGTTGATTTTGCAAAGTGGGCTTCTAAAAAGTGATTTATGGATAGAATAAATAAAGGTGTTGAGTTAATGCTTCGTTCCAGGAGGAAACCACCTAAATCAAAACCAATTCATATAAAAATTGGTAAAGTGGTCACATTCTTCCGAAAGCAAGTGACCATTTACTTTGAATTTTCGTTAAACATTATGAATCCAAAAGTAAAGGAGCACTTAAATGGAACTAACAATAGTAACATTAGCATTTAGCATTTTATTTTCGATTGTGTTTTTAATACTTGGTGGTATAGTTGGATGGATTGCGAATGAAACGATTTCCGATGACAATGAGTTTCAAGATCATCCAGAACTTTATGATGAAAATGGAATGATAATTCCCAATGATTTACTAACAGTTAGATTTGAACCAACCGAAGATTTTTTTTACGATAACTACGAGGATTAATTTTAAGGAGATGAAATGAAATTACCTAACAATCCGTTGATTTCGGAAATTCTACAAAAAGTATCAAACGCAAAAACAAAAGAAGAAAAGATAGAAATTCTTCGTACTTATGAATCGCCATCTTTAAAAGCGGTTTTAATTTGGAACTTCGATCCATCAATCACTTCTGCATTGCCAGAAGGAGAAGTTCCATATACTCCAAATGATGCTCCTGCTGGAACTGAGCACACTAGAATTCTTAATGAATATAAAAGGTTTTTTCACTTCATTGAAGGAGGTGATTATGATATGTCACAAACCAAAAAGGAATTGCTATTCATTCAAACCTTAGAATCCCTTCATGCGGATGAAGCTGAAATCTTGTGTTTAGTAAAGGATAAGAAACTTGGAACAAAATACAGAATCACCTACAACGTCACAAAAGAAGCCTTCCCACAAATTCAATGGGGAGACAGAACTTAATCTAGATTTAATTTGGACAAAGGAAGACAGAGAAGATTTAAGAAGAAATTCCGTTGTTCTTCTTCATGTTAACTGTGACAAATCAATGGCAGATTCTAAAAATTTGCCAATAAATTCTTATTTGGTTAAATATAATTTTTGTGATAAAATTTTTTATGATATTGTTCAATCGCATTCTAAAACCAAAATCTTTGATTCATACTACGATAAATTTGGAAAGGGTGCTATACTCAGCATATCTTGGACTGACGGAAGAGTTAATCCTAGACTTTATGGGGCAACAAAACCAGATACTGAA